CCCTTTTTTTGTCTGGTATGTAAAAAAAGCAGTGCCTCATGCCATACAAGCGACATGAGACACTGCGTTAAGGGTGACTACTCTATGATAGCTCGGGCGCTAACCACACACAAACGACATCACCCGCATCATGTATGGTAGACTCCTTACATTCAGAGTCCATCAGATGAAACGGAGCGACACCTTCCTGTGCTCTGAGTGTGTTAATAGCATCACAGACGAGAACCTGCTCAGCCTCAGAGATGGTCTTGGTGTTCACGAATAGGTTATCACCAACTTGGAGCTCGGATAACGGGACGACACTGAAACCCTCGCCTGCGATGTCCGTTGGATCATTGGGACGTGATACCCAGAAAGAACCTCTGAGTTCACCCATACTACGTAGCATTGATAGAAAGTCCATATCATGCTCCTTCCGTGCTTCAACAGCACAGTTTAAGTGACTGACACTCTACACGAGTTGCGGAGTAGTCAGGTGGAACTGCACACGGTGGGGAGATATGCAACTGATTAAACGAGTTACGTGTTTTTCAACGAAATGTACACCCACCATGTACGAATACTTTGGGGGTAGTATGTGTATATATCATGCTCTCACATTCGTAGTATATTTTGGGAATTAATTTTTCATACTTTTGTCATTGATTTTTTAATATATTAGTCTTATATTGGTTCTAATTGCAATGTCACATTTAGGACAAGCCGAAATAAAGTATATTGCTTCTGGGACACCTTTCTGTCCTGAATGTATAGAAACCAANCTAGAGAGATCACTATGGTTCAACAAGGATAGCAGTATACGTACAGAATCTAATGGAACCAGTGATAACTACGAATATGTTTTAACTTGTGATACTTGTAAGTCAGTATACAGAGAAGCACGTGTTTAGTAGTTTAGTTACCAATTTAGTTAGTAGAGTAGTTAACAAGAGTGCTAAGTTATTAGATATTAATACTAGTGTTAACGATAGTAACCAGACTAGTACTATACTTAACATAAGTAACATTAGTAAACACACTACTGATTACAGTGATATTGATTTCGAGGGAGACTTAGATAAAATTCTAGACACACCAATACCCAAGGGATGGGAAGTCATTGATTTCTAATGGACAAGATAGTAAGAAAGCATATAGACCAGCCCTGGGCACTTCAGACGGGTAAAAAGAGATATAATGAGAAAGAGTACTTCATATACCCAGAAAAAGAGGCTAAACAGCAAAAAATTGAATATAAGTACTGGCAGGACTGTTTACCAGGTGAGTGGGGCATAACAGATGACGGTTACGTTGCAGAATGCCTCAAAAGGCGCGAATACACTGATAGGAACAAACCTTCTATCAATCTTGTCTTTCCCTTCGGGCAGTGTTTCACTGGNAAGCGNAAGCTCAAGTACCTACCGCACAAAGAAACAGGAGAGTTTAACCAAATCTCGTCTAAGAGTAGCTGGGAACTCAATAAGACAAGGACTTGTTACAAGAATTTTGTTAGGGCATACGCACAAATGTTTATCGCAGACAACATCAGCTACGNCAGGCTGGGAAAAATTTTCAACAAAAAGGAGCCCATACCAGCAGCTAAGGCTAAAGCATTACTCAAAAAACAATATATCCAAGAAATGGTAGACAAAGAGTTAGAGAGGTTAATGTCTAAGAAGGGTGTTACTAAGGGCACTGTCATAGATATGATCCTCGAAGCTGCTAATTTAGCTCGAAAGAAGGAACAGGCTGCTAATTTGCTCAGGGCAGCAGAAGATTTGGTCGAAATATTCGGTATGAAGGAGAAACAGAAGCAAATTGACACCTTTGAGGCTGAATTCGTCTCGTTACAGTCTATTGAGGAGGCTGCAGGGTTAAGTGAGCCTGTAGAACCACTAAAACTTGATAAAAAGGGAATGGAAACCATCGCAGCATGAGTAGGAAAGACCAAATACTGCANCAACTGAAGGGTGACATACTAAAATTTGGTAAAGCATGCTTACCTAATATGTTTTCTCTTCCGTCACCTGAATTTCATAAGGACATCTGTGAAATGTTCATNAATAAGAAATACAAACGCATGAACATTGTTGCTCCTAGGGGACACGCTAAAACTTCTCTTGCAGCTGGCGTATTCCCATTACACCATATTTTCTTTGATGACCAGAAAAAGAAGGTAATAGTACTCTCTTCTAAGACTCAGGGACACGCTTTGAACCTTTTACACACGATTAAGAACGCACTTGAGTATTCTATGCCCTTGAGAACGATGTTTGGGTACTGGGGACAGCATTCATCCAGGATATGGACAAAAGACACCGTAGAATTGAAAGATGGCTCTGTTATCACCTGTAAAGGTACAGGTCAGCAGATAAGAGGGTTAAAGTACGGAGATCAGCGNCCAACGCTCATAGTATTGGATGATCCAGAGGATGAGAACAATACTAAGACAGATACGGCAATGGAATGGAACTTACGTTGGTTATTGCAGTCTGTTGAACCTGCACTTGATGCACAAACAGGAAGAGTCATTGTTATTGGCACACCACAGCATCAAAGGTGCATAGTTGAAACCTTAGATGGCATGAAAGGGTGGAAGACGTTAAGATATCAGGCTGTCATAGATGATAAGAAAAAGAAAGTGCTCTGGCCCGAACAGTTGAGTTATGATGCTCTTATGGAGAAAAAGATCTCGCTCTCTGATATTAACCGTTCATCAGTCTTCTATCGTGAATATCAGTGTGAAGTAGTAGGAGATGAAGACCAATTATTCAGCGAAGACTACTTACAGTACTATGATGGCACTCTTGAACTTGGTAAATATGGATTACACACATTAAAGCTGAAAAATGGTGTAGATATACCTGTTTACACGTTTATAGGCGTAGATCCTGCTTCTAGCACAAAACAGACCGCAGATTACTCTACTATTGTAACAATTGCCATAGATGCCAATGATAATCGTTATATACTCCCATATTACCGAAAACATGCAAAACCAGTAGATTTAGCTGAGTCTATCATGTCTCAGTACAAAAAATATAAGCCACAGAAGGTAAGAATCGAATCTGTTGGCTACCAGGAGATGATACGGGACTATCTTGAACGTCGTTGCCAAGAGAAGGATATATTTATCCCTGGTTTAAGAATTAAAGAAAATCCTAGAACTCATAAGTCAGTAAGGTTAGAAAGTATGGAACCTCACTTCTATAGGAAAAAAATATTCATAGATGACAAAATGGAGGACTTGAAGGGAGAACTCTTGATGTATCCCCGAGGAAAGCACGATGATTTGCTAGATGGGCTGTTTTATGCTATGAAAGGGGTTTATACACCTCATTCTTCTGAAACAGCCTCAGTTTCCGATAATTCCAGCAAATCAGCTGTAAACTATGATTGGGCAGTACTTTAGTGGTGCAACACCCTAGAAACACCCTCGGTAAACAGATGAGTCAGCCTCAAATGGAAAATCTTGAGGCAGAGGCTGGTGATCCAGCATTTGAAGGTATTCACCCTGAAGTTGAGCGATCTAGGGAATTAGTGCAAAGATATTCAAATCCCAGGTATTCCTGGGCACAAAAGTTTAAGGAAGCACAAGAATTCAGATCAGGAGCACAATGGACTCAAGAACAAACAGAGATACTCAAGAAACGAGGACAAAATCCAATAGTGGTTAATCGTATGCATCCTATTGTAGAAACTGCAAAAGCATTACTTGCTTATAATAAACCTTCGTTCAGGGCTACTGGTAGGGAAGATTCTGATACTCGAGTGGCTAAAATCATGTCAGACCTCTTTACTTGGATTTGGGAGAACTCAGATGGCAATTCAGCACTTAAAAGAGTTATTGATGACTATTATGTAGGCGGTATGGGTGTTTTACAGGTTTATCAGGATCCACATGCTGATATGGGCAAGGGAGAAGTTCTTGTGGAGGCTGTTAACCCTTTAGACCTTTATATTGACCCTAATTCAAAAGATAACATGTGTAGGGATGCTGCCAACATTTTAATAGTTAAAATCATTACAGAAGAGCAAGCTCATAATACTTATCCTGAGTTTTCTGATATTATAGAAGCAGCAGATAAGTGGGATACTGGAGACGCATCTTCTTTACATTCATATCCTATTACTAAACTNGACAATACTGAAAGTCAAACATTCTTAGGTGACTTTAGTGACGATGGTGTGCATAAGAAAGTAGAGTTTATCGAGAGATATACACGTATAACGGTAGATTACTTTCATACTTATGATCCAAACGCTAATTATGAGCAAATATTCAATACCGAAGAAAAATTTAGTGCTTATGGAGAACAACCCGCTGTTATTGTAGAAAAAGAAGATAATCCAGGTAATAGGGAGATTGTTACTGTTCCAGAGGGTGTTAATGAATTATTACAGATTATAGAGCAAACTGGTGGTGTTTTCCATATGATAATGCCCCCACCTCAAATAGATCCAATGTCTGGTCAGCCTATGGGTGAGCCTCAGCCCCAAATGGTTCCTGGCCCTGCTTCTGANGATGATCCTATGGTTATTCCTGGTAGTACTACTTATCTCAAAGAGATTACAAAGTCAGAATTGATGCAGGAAGGAGAGATATACGTTAACAAGATAGCTCAGGATAGAATTAAAGTTGTTGTCTCTGCTGGTGACAGGTTGCTTTATACTAGGATTCTTCCTTGTGAGGATTATCCGATTGTTGTTATGATGAATATCCATGATCGCAATCCTTATCCAGAGAGTGATGTTAGGATATATAGGCCTCTTCAGGAATATGTTAATAAAATACGTTCTCTTATCATTGCTCACGCATCTACTAGTACTAACGTAAAGCTACTCGTCCCTAGAGGTTCTGTTAATAAACGTGAAATAGAGGAAGAATGGGGCAAAGCAGGAACTGCAGTAATAGAATTTGATGGTGAATTAGGNACTCCTGTTGTAGCTGGGCCGATACCACTACCTAATGAGCTATATAAGAACGAAGCTGATGCTAAACATGATCTTGAGTATGGATTTGGCATATTTGAAATGATGCAAGGCTCAGCAAAAACAGCTCCATCTACTTATCGTGGAACTGTCGTTATGGATGAATTTGGTCAAAGACGTATCAAATCCCGTCGTGATGATATGGAACAAGTACTAAATCAGGTTGCCATAGTAGCTATCCCTTTAATTCAGCAACTTTATACAGANGAAAAGATAATTCGGCTTATNCAACCTAATAATATTACTCAAGAGACACAAATTAACCAGGCTGTCTATGATGAGTTTACTGGGGATGAAATTGGAAAAATTAATGATATTACTGTTGGTATGTATGATATCGTTGTTGTAGCAGGATCAACTCTCCCATCTAACAGATGGGCACTTCTTGATACTTATATGCAAATGTTTCAAGCTGGTCTTATCGATCAGACTGAAGTACTTAAGAAGACTGAAATTGTTGATGCGGAAGGNGTATTAGAGAGAATGAGTATGATTAATCAGCTTCAATCACAAATATCCTCACTGGTTGAAGAGAATAAGAAACTTAGTGGGGATCTGCAAACAGCAGAAAGAGAGTCCGTACATGCTAAGAAACGTGTGGAAGTAGAAAAATTTAAGACAGATCTACATAAAAGCTCAACTGATAAACGTGTAGAAGTAGAAAAATTTAAGACAGATTTACATAAAAGCTCAACTGAGGTTCGTAAAGCTGCACAGCTTTATGAATCACGTTTGGGAGATGAACTAGCCAAAATCAAAGCAACGGCAATCAAACCAAGAGAGTCGTAGGAGGTTAAAATGGCACAAGAAGCACAGAACGTGGATATGACAGAGCAGGAAAGTCTGTCTGTTACAACATCTGAATCAATTGTAGATGATATAGTAGCTCCTGATCCAAGTGGAGAAGACCCATTTGCAGAATTGGTAAGTGATGATAGAATAGATATGGCATCTGTGGAAGAAGAACCGTCAATTCCTGCACCTANAGAGGAGATATCTGATAAAGATAATCCTGATAGTTACAAATACTGGCAAAGTAAGTATGATACACAGGTCAACGAAACTAAAGAGATCTACAATCGGATGACGGAGTTGGAGCAAGTAGCTCCAATAGCCNACTATCTCAATCAGAATCCGCAAGTAGTAAAAGCTCTTGAGGAACAGTTGTCCAATGATCAAATCCAAGAGTCCACTGGATCATCATTGAAGAAACCAGAACGTCCTGAAAAGCCCACTAATTATGACGCCATTGATGCATATAGTGATCCTGATAGCGTTAGCTATAAGTATCGAGAATCAGTAGATGGTTATCGTGATGACACTCTTGCTTATTATGAGGCTCAGCAAGAAGCACAGAGNGTTGCTTATGAACAAGAAGCAACTGTCCGTCAACGAGCTCAGGCTGAGCAACAGCGTGTTGCACAAATGCGTAATCTCTATGGTGATTTAACAACAAACCGAGGTTTTTCGGGAGAAGAAGCTCAGAGCTTCATGACAGAAATGAGTGCTCCTGAGTCTATTTCTCTAGATAACCTGGTTAATCTCTGGAAGTTGCGACATGCTCCGTCTAGAGAGGAGATTACTGTTAAAAGCAAAGCTGAAGCTATGCAGCGAGANAAAGAACGACTATCTATTCCCAGGCCTGTAGGTGTTACGCCTGGGCATGATGCACAAGCTGGTAAAACAGAAGAAGATCGCCTTATGGAGTCAATGGTGCAGGATTTCGACAATCGGAATCCTTGGACATAAGGAGTAACAAATAATGGCTGATCAATATTC